CCCGACATGTTTGACACTACGCCAGCGCCGGTGGCTACTCCCGAACCGGTCGCAGAGAAAGCAGCCGACGGGCCGCTGTTCTAGGTAGTGTCGTTGGGGCGTGTCGTTTTCCCTCCTACACCGACACGCCCCAACATTCTTTTTTCGGGGGTAATAAAAATGACAAGCAATATTGGCGCTCACATTGAGACAGTCGCAAAGCATTATTGGGGCGAACCAAAGGAACGTCGCGGCCACACATTGCGGTGGGGCAATCGCGGATCAAAGGAAGTCGACCTACGCAAAGGCACTTGGTTTGACTTTGAGAACAATGAAGGCGGCGGCGTCGTCGACCTTGTGCGCATGCACGAGGGCGCACAGCTCGCCGGCATCCCGGACGTGCTGGAGCGTAAGTTCGGCATACCAAAGCAAACGCAGAAGGCCATCCAGCCGGCGCAGTTTCTTAGCAAGGTGTACAACTATGCCGACGCGCAAGGCGAGCTGCGGTATCAGGTGCTGCGGTACGAGCCTAAGACATTCAGACAGCGCCGCCCGGACGGTAACGGTGGCTGGATTTACAACATGCAGGACGTCGAGGCGTTGCCGTACAATCTGCACGGCATACTGTCGCGGCCAGACAAAACCATTTTTATTGTGGAGGGCGAGAAATGCGCGGACAAACTAATAGACCTAGGGGCGGTCGCCACCACGTCGCACGGCGGGGCCGGCAAGTGGAAGGCGGATCTCAACAAGCACTTCGCCGGGCGGCGCGTTGTCATTTTGCCCGATGCCGACCAAGCGGGGCAGAAGCACGCACAGGTGGTGACAAGCCATCTCATTGACGTGGCCAGCGAGGTAAAGGTCGTTGACCTGCCGGGCCTGTCAGAAAAGCAGGACGTGTACGACTGGTTGCAGAACGGACACAGCCCGGAAGAGCTGCGGGACATTGTCAGCGGCACGGATGTTATAACGGATGTTATAACGCCCGACGGCGAGGTGCTGGAAGCTACCGACGAGCCGGACGTGTACCCGACATACAATCTGTCCTACCTGCGCAACATGCCGCCGGTCAAATGGCTGGTGGATGGTCTGCTCACCGAACACGGGTTCGGCGTCATCTATGGCGAACCCGGCGCCGGCAAGTCGTTCCTAGCCATCGACATTGCGTTGTCAGTTGCCTACGGCCGGTCGTGGCACGGCAACCCAGTCAAGCAGGGTGCGGTGCTGTACATCGCAGGTGAGGGCGTGGGCGGCCTCGGCAAGCGTGTCAAGGCGTGGCAACAGCACGTCGGTATCGAAGCCGATGCGCCTATGTATGTACTGCCTATGGCGGTGCATATGACCGAGCAAGAGGACGTCGAGAAGCTCTTGCGCACGATCGACAGCCTTGGGCAGCAGTTCACGCTGTGCATCATCGATACGGTGGCCAGAAGTCTTCTTGGCGACGAGAACAGCAGCTCAGATATGGGCATGTTTGTGAGCGCGTGTAATGCCGTACAGCGGCACATCAATGGTGCCGTGGTCGGCGTGCATCACGCCGGCAAAGACGCCTCACGCGGCATGCGTGGCAGCACAGCATTGCTCGGTGCGGTTGATGCTGCATTGCGTGTCAAGAAGGATGAGGACAGCTTCACGCTGCAATGCGAAAAGCAGAAAGACGCGGAACCATTTGCAGAAATGCAATTCGATATGGTGCCGATTGCGATGCTCGGCGATAGCTCAATCGTGATACAAATGAGCGAGGCCACGCAGCCGGAGCAAAAGCGCGCCCGGTTGACCAATGATCAGCAGATTGCCCTCGATGCACTGCGCGACGTCCTGTTCAAAGAAAAGACCGACCGGTGTGACATAGAGAGATGGAAAGTAGAACATCGTGTGAAAACACCTGACTTGACGGCCGGTAAGCGTAGGGATGCCAGAGCGGCCCTACAGAGCAAACGTGTGATTTTCATCGACGACGGAATTGTCATTATAAACAAGGACTTGTCATGAATGTGAAAAATAAAATCACATCGGATGTGAAAATCACATTGAGTGTGTGTGATGTGAAACCCCCTATAAGGGGTTCACAATCACACATCACATATCACACATGTTGTGGGAGTAATGGACAGAATGGCTAAAAGGACACCAAAGCCTAATCGTGGCGTTCAGAAGATGATGGCGAGAGACCCGAACAGTCTCAACAGTCGGAAGGTGCAAGCGGCGATAACGGAGCTTGACCAGATTGTGACTGACTACGAAAACCGCTGGGGCATTGATCGCTTGCCAAGCTTGGTTGACGAGAAACTGCGTGAACGATTTGAGGCACAGCTCGACCGGCTCAACAAGGCCATCGATATGGACGTTGGCACCGAGGTCAGGACAGAGGCGGAAACAATGGCGCGTGCGTATGCACAGCTTGAGAAGGTAGCCATTGCGAATGGGCATAAGGAACTGACCGGCGAGTTCTGGGAAGCAGCTATGCCTGATGGCCGTGTCTTAGCCATCACCCGCACGTTCGACGAACAGCACAAGGTGGCACGCGAGAACCGCGACGTGCTGGTGTACTGCGTGGAAGAGGTGGCCAACATCATCGCCAACTGGGAAGGCCACAAGGAAGTCACAATGGCCAAGCACATCTTTCCGGGTGCGGTCGTGACCGATGTAAGAGAAAAGCAAGATGAGGTATTTGATGACGAACTCCCTTTCTGAAGCTCAGATGCAGTGGTCAAGAGGCGGAACGGTGTGCGCCATATGCGGTGACAAGCGGCATGACTTTGTAACCGCTGTAGTAAAAACAGAACCCGTATCGTTTGAACACTGGTGCTACGTTTGTTACGGCAAGAACAAGGAGCGAGACAATGTCAAGTTTATCTGAATTTAAGCGCCCGTACAGCGTGTGTCCGATGCGTGCCGCAGGTGATCGTGAGCTGAAGGACACCGACCTGCGCGTGCTGATGGCGCTGTGTGCCTTCACTAATCGTGCCGGCGTATGCTGGCCGTCAATGGCGACGCTGATGGAGCTGACCGACCTCAAGTCACGCAGCAGCATCCACAACGCCATCAAGAAGCTAAAGAAGCGCAAGTACGTCCGGCAGCTACAGCCGAAGGACTACCAGAAGACCGCTACAGGCTGGAAAAACAACCGCTATCAGGTGCTGTGGGAACAGGATATGGCACTGCCTAGCTTGGAAGAGATACACATTGCCAAGCCGCTACAGCTCGTCGGTGACCAAGATGACGTACCAGAAAGTAAAGGGGGTCTGGGGGATGCACAACCGCGCTCTCACACGCACGCTGACGCCCTCGCCCACGCGTTCTGCCAAGCCGTGCAGCAGGCGACGGGGCAGGTCGTGCTGGTCGACAACGTCGTGAACCAAGCGCGTCGGTTGCCCGAAGAGGTGACGGTCGAGCGCATGCTGGCCACCACGCTGGACGTATGCAGGGCAAGGCTTGCCAACAGGCAGGGCGTGCCGTCGCTGCAAGATGTAGAGGAGGCGATGCATGTATAACGAACAGACCGACGTTTGCTTTTATACGCCCCTGCCTGCGCCGGCACCGTTGCCGCAGAGGCCACCCTTGCCCCCCCGCCCCCTACCGTATACGTATGGGGGTGTCGCACAAAATTTTTGGAGGTTATCATGAAAGCAAACACACTACTGCGCACGCTGGCTGGCACGCTGAAACAGCGCGGCAAGGATTACGGCACGATGCGCGAAAACCACAAACGCATTGCCGACATTTGGTCGGTTGTGTTGGAGCGCCCGGTCACGCCGGAGCAAGTCGCGTTGTGTATGGCTGGCGTTAAGATGGCGCGGCTGGTACAATCACCCGATCACGAAGATAGCTGGCTCGACTTGGCCGGCTACGCAGCCGTAGGTGCGGAGATAGCGGATGACGGACAATCCGAAGAATATGACGATTAGGCAGCAGCGTGCCGCCTTGGCATCGCCCGACGCTGATAAGCGCGAGGCGGTGGTGCAAGAGCTGGAGGCGATTGCTGCCGGCGAAATCACGGATGTGTTGAGCTGGGACGAGCTGGGCAATGTTGGCGTGATGGCGTCGGATAGATTGTCCGACCGGGCGCGGCGTTCGATTAAGAAAGTGAAAATCACGCCGAACCAGCACGGCAACCAGATTGAAGTTGAGATGCATGACAAACTGGCGGCGCTGCGCTTGCTGGCAAAACACCGTGGCCTGTTGGAGCCGAACTCGGATGAGAGAAAGCCGAGCATGATTGGCATCAATGTGACCGGCCCCAAAACCACCACCTATGAAGTCAAGGAGGAAGACGATGAGTGATAAGGATTTGCCTAGTGCAAAAATAATTCAAATGCCCAAGAAGGACTATGTCCGTTTCTACGACGATTTTGTGGAATGCGACTTTTGCGGTCAGCTCACACGCGGCCGTGTCTATGAGGGGTCGCAGCAGATTGAGTGCGGCGCTTGCGGCACTCCGTTTTTTGAGTTTTACACCGAGGCCGGTGGCATTACGTTGGAGCTAGAGAATGGCGAGACAGACGAAGGCGCGTGATCGTTCGCCGCGTCGCAAGCGCGGCAAAGATGCGTCGGAGGCACTGAGTGGCCTCAATCTGGATTTTTCCGAAAGCCCGACGACGTGGAAGTTTCTGAACGACGATAGCTTTGTGCGTGGCCTGATGGGGCCGGTCGGTTCTGGTAAGACGTTTGCGTCTCTGGCGGAGGTCATGTTGCGTGCTGTGAAGCAGCCGCCATCGCCGGTCGACAATGTGCGCTACACGCGCTTTGCCGTTATTCGTAACTCGTATCCTGAGTTGCGCACGACCACGATTAAGACGTGGCAGGAAATTTTCCCTGAGAATGTGTGGGGGCCGATGCGGTGGTCGCCGCCGATTACGCACCACATCCAGTTGCCGGAGCGCAATGGCGTGCCGGGCTTGGATTGCGAAGTTATATTCTTGGCGTTGGATCAGCCGCGCGACGTGCGCAAGTTGCTGTCGCTGGAATTGACCGGCGGTTTTATTGACGAGGCGCGTGAGCTGCCCAAGGCGGTGGTCGATGGGTTGACGTCGCGTGTCGGTCGTTACCCGACTAAGAAGCACGGCGGTTGTCCGTGGCGTGGCGTGTGGATGTCGACCAACCCGATGGACAGTGACCACTGGTGGCATGAGCTGGCGGAGAAGAACCCGGTGCGTGGCAAGTTCCCGTGGAAGTTTTACAAGCAACCGGGTGGCGTGGTCGAAGGCACGAAAGAGCATGCGGACGCGATTTACTCTGCGAACAAGTATTGGATCAACAACCCGGACGCGGAGAACATTAACAACCTGCCGCCCGGTTATTACGAACAACAGTTGGCCGGCAAGTCGCTGGATTGGATCGAGTGCTATGCCGGCGCAAAGTATGTTTATGTGCAGGACGGCAAGCCGGTGTGGCATGAGTTCTCCGACAGCCTCATGTCGTATGAGGTAGAGATTGAGCCGGAGCTGCCCGTGCATATTGGTCTGGACTTTGGCTTGACGCCGGCGGCGGTGTTTGGGCAGAAGATGCGCAACGGGCGCTGGCACATTGTGCATGAGCTGGTTGCGTTCTCTATGGGGCTGGAGCGTTTCGCGCATCACCTGATGGCGGACATTCAGCAGAAGTTTGGCAAGTCAGAGGTGTTCATCTGGGGTGACCCGGCGGGCATGAAGAGAGATGAGATTTTTGAGGTCACGGCCTTTGAGCATTTGCGCACGTTGGGGCTACGCGCCCAACCAACAGCATCAAACGATTTTATGGTTCGCCGAGAGGCTGGGGCAATGCCGATGAACCGATTGATTGACGGCAAGCCCGGCCTGCTCGTCGCACGCGACTGCGTGCGCACTCGCAAGGCCTTGGCCGGCGGTTACCATTTTAAGCGCGTCGCGGTCGGTGCCGGGCAAGAGCGCTTCCGGGATGCGCCGAATAAGAACGAGCATTCGCACGTCGGTGACGCGTATGGGTATTTGATGTTGGGTGGTGGCGAGCATCGCGTGCTGACGCGCAACCCGAACGGCCGGCCACAGTTTAAGCAGTTGCAGGCCAATATGGAATTCGACGTATTCTGATGCGCCTGAAAGAAATAATACAGAACGACGACATTACGATTGTGCCGTTCCGGTGGT